GGGGTTGGATCGGGTTGGTCGGGGGGGGGGGTTGTTGGCTGGGGGATCATCAAAGAAATCGTAATCCCCTTTTCCTCTGAGCTTCCGAGAACGTTGAGTTCGATTTCTTCGGGCTCGTCGACTTTGTTTGACCATAAATGAAAAGGACTAAAAATTTTCTAACGACAACAAAATTTTGTTGTTTTTCAAGCATCATCAACAGTGACAAGGTAATCAAGCTTGTCCCAACTAATGATGACGGGTAATGTTTGTGCTTTATTCAACAATGTGCGGAAATTCTCCAGATCTTGAATGGTTAACCCATACCTGGAGAAAAGAAACGGCCACACATCGGGATCTTGTTCATGTCGTCGTGTTACATGAATGGAATGGGCAGCAGGAGCACCAGCCAGCTTGGTTTGTCGATTCTTACGGCACAAATAAATGACTCGTTCAAAATAATCACGTAAGAAAGGAACATGGAAACAGTCATTCAAGCGGCCTAAAGCAGCGGAAAGAACAGTTTGCTTGTCCTCATTATCTAAAAACCAACCAGCACGAGATAAAGTGCGTCCAATTTTAGGACCCGGCATTGGTCCATCTGCAGAGGGGTAGAACAGACACGAAAGGTAATCATGATTCCACAAATCATCTGATACACGACCTGTTATTGTATAACCAAAATTGGAATAAACACCTCGAAACACTCTTTCAAGGTTGGAATGTGAACCGAATTGTTCTTCGAAATATTCGCGTCTCATCATGCCAAAATTGTCGTCACCGGTTAAAGCAGCAACAATGTTCTTACCAATATTAATCGTACAACGATGACTAGCAAAGGCGTCCACAGTGAAGTCATCACTTAGGGGGTGATCATCCGACATCTGCGACACTGGTACACGAGCAGTCGTACTAGCAACTCCATAAAACACAGCTTCGGACTGTTGAGTGTTTCCAATACTAGTATCAGAAGCACCAGAACAGCGGCCATTGATCTTGCGAGCAATGACACCTTGACGTGAAGCGATGTTGCAGGGCTCAAGTTGAGCTTTGTTGTAAGCACTAACCATCTTGTGCACTCGTAACCCATCAGTTAAACATTGGACTCCACCACGCAAGTGGACAGCAGTAGTACTACCGTCCTGACTCGAAATGTCCCAATGAAAGTAGACTGGGTTAGAACCGAATTGCAAATGATAAGTAGAAAACCAATCACTAACATATTCAGCCGCTACTCCATAG